TGCTCACCGTGAGTTTGTGGGTGAGGTCATTTTTCTGGGTAGAAAAATTAGTGGAGGGCCGGCAGCCTATCATGACTTTATAGATGACGCAGTTACATCTCTTGCTGAAAACAATCCAGATACATATGAAGATGTTAGTAAGTTTGTATTTGGCGGTAAGGTAAGTAAGGACACATTCGTAAAGAAACTTATGCGTGAGTCAGAAAATACTTTAACTATGCTTGAAGGTGTGCCTGCTTTGGGTACAGGTGCTAAACTTGGCGGTGACTTTAAACAAGCTGCCAAGCAAGTAGAAAAAGAAAGCCGTAGACTGAACGTGCAAATGGCTAAAGCAATGTCGCAAGAGCAAGCAAATAAAAAAGCTGCCTTGGCTAAAGATGTTGCTGAACAGAATAAGCAAATCACTACAGACTATATTAAAGAGTTTGAGCAGAAGATTGGCGCACGTAATAAAGATGACATTAACGAAGTTATTGACGAAGCCAAACTAATCTCTGTTGAAAAGAATGGTCAGCTTGTTATTGATGAAAAGAAAGCACGGGCTGTTGGTAAACAAAAGCTAGAAGACATTGATGGTGAGCCTATTAACTTACTCAACATGGCTGAAGGTGAAGATAAAGTATCTGACTTCTTAGACTTAGCTGGTGACACGCTTACTATTAATGTCATACGTCCTGAAAAGTTAGATGCCTTTACAGCTGCTGCTGCAGATATCATTGCAAAGAAGCCTGAATTATATAATCCAAAGAAACGCTTGGTAGATAATCTGTTTGATATGTCTGTTAATCAAGAGGTTGTACAAACGGATGAACTGCTTGAGTTGCTTAACAAATATGACTTATCGTATGAAGACTATGCCACTATGGTACTTGGCTCTGCTAGTGATGCAGGTAGAGTGCTGCAGAAATTCTCACAACTATCTAAGCGCATCAAACCTAAAGGCGAAATAGATAACATACGTAATGCTGCACTGCTGGATAATCAGAATGGCATTATGAAGTTTGTCCGTAGAACTGAGAACATTCGGCGTGGACTGCTTGTGTCTCAGATCGCTACTGCAGCACGTAACTTGTCATCAGCAGGTATTCGTGCGCCACTTGAAGGACTACAAAACGTAATGGATACTGCTCTGTATAATATGGGGCAGGAAGGTATTGGTGCAGGTGCAAAGTCTCTAGTATCTAAAGCGAACTGGAACGATAGCTTTAGACACATGCGCTACATGACTAACCCTAAGAATATGAGTGAGGTAAAGGGCTATACTGACTTTATCCTTTCTCGCCCCGGCATGAGCCAGCAATTTGATATGATGTATAATCAAATTAACGAAGTCCGTAGGGCAACAGGTGCAGGTTCCGGTGGTAAGTTAGACAAAGCATTAACCTTTATTGAGGATGGTGTAGATGTACTTAACACACCTAACCGTTGGCAGGAATATCTTGTAAGACGTGGTTCATTTCTTGCGGAACTAGAACGTCTGTCAAAGAATGAGTACGGTATTGACTTGATTGAAACAATCAATGCTGGAAAGTTAAATGACCTACTCAATGATGCGCCAGATATTATTGGTGATAAGCGTCCATTCAAGCAGCTTGTAGCTGATGCTACAGAAAAAGCACTTGACATCACTTATGCCAAGCAGCCAGACACTGAAGTGTTCAGGAACATTACATCATTCATTACTAATAATGGCCTGACTGTTATCACGCCGTTCCCTCGCTTTATGTTTAATAGCATGGAACTCTTTGGCAACTATGCTGGCGGGGCAGCAGCACCTCTGCTACGTAAAGCTACAGATGTAGTTACACGAAAAAGTAGAGGCCCACTAACCGCCAAAGAGCGTAAACAACTATCACGTAATATGATAGGTGTCGGTGCTATACTGCCAGCAGCTATGATGTATCGTGGACAAGAAGACGCACCAACAGATTACAAGATGCTGCGTACTGATGATGACACATTAATGGATACAACACCACAGTCACCTATCTTACGTCAGGCTTTATGGATTGCTGAAGCTGCTAAACGATACGATGATGGTACGCTATCTAACTGGTACGACCATAAGGATGCGAAAGAAACATTCCTTGGTGTTAACGTGCGTACTGGTGCAGGTGATGCAGTCTTTAATGATATTGCAAAGATGATTGAAACCGCTGATGCACAGAGTGGTGAGACTATTGGCAGTACCTTTGGTGCTATTTTTGGTGAGTACGCTGCTACTTATCTTACACCATTGAACCAAGTTATTGATGCACAGCGTGGTACAGGTGAACGTGGGTTAGAATATAGAGATGTACGTCAAGAGCCTGTGCTTGGTGAAACAGGTGTTGAGACAGCCATTGAATCATTTAAACGTGAAGTAGCAGAACCTTTTGCTAGACGTGGGTATTCTACTTTGCTATCACCAGAAGAAGAAGAAAAGATACCACTTACTGAAACGCTATTTCAAAAGGGTGAAACACGTGAACGTGTGATGCCATTGCTTAAAGTATTTACTGGTATTGGCTTGTCAAAAGAATCAAGCGAAGCTGGTAAGTTCCTTGAGAAGCTAGGCTTCCGTGATTACAAGATGCGTACTAAAACAATATCACCGGGCTTTCAACGCTATGAAACAAAGGTACTGCGTGAGTTGTTACCTACTATGGTAGACGTAGTAACTAGTCCAGACTTCATGCGCATCTACCGTACTGAAGCACGTAAACGTAGCGCAGAAGAACGTAATAGAAAGTCTGATGATGCCTTCATTAAGGATGAGCAGACAAGACGTATCACAGAAATACTGGCAGACTATAAAGCTGCTATTGATCCTGTCATAACTGGCTCTGAAGAGACTGGTATTGTAGACCCTAAGTCTGGCAATCCTATTGATGTAAGGCTGCAAGGTTATCTTGAGGCACAGCAAAAGCTACGTAGAATGAAGCCTGCAGAAAGACGTGCCGCAAGAAACGCACTACCTAATCTATTACAAGAAGTAGGTAGGGGCGATGAAAAACCTAGCTTTGCTAATGAAGATCACATTAGAATGATGTTAGAATATATCAAAGAAACTAAACTATAAAAAGAGGGGGCTTAATTGCCCCCTTCTTCCTCTGTCATTAGTGGTATAAGTATTAAGTATGATAACACTATTATTGTAAACGCCACCATCCATCATACTCCTTTACACAGTTACATATATCATTAGCCAAACCCATACTACATGCGTAAAGCAACCAAGACACGAGTACAACAAACGGTATATACTTAACGATTGTCCCCAGAACCCTGAAGCATACCCCTAGCTTTCCTGTCTGCAAGTTTTTCAATGTTGTCTTCCATAACTCTACCAAGGTTAACTCCTAGTTCTTGTGCTAGTACAGCGATATACCAACAGACATCACCTAACTCTTTTGTAATCTCTGCACGTTTAGCGGGGTTATCCCCATCACGTATCAGCTTCTTAGCCTTATTAGCAATCTCACCTGCTTCACCTGCCAGTCCTAACGTCAAGTACGCTAGGGCTGTTTCTTTTGGGAAGATGGCTGTCTCACAAGCCTTCTGTTGATATAGTGCTGCTGTAATACCACTCATTTGCTTCTCCTTCATCCACTGTTTAGCTTCTTGCTCTAGCTTGTTCATCTTGTAGCACCTTTTGTAGATTCAAATGGTAGGCAGTGTTCCAACCTCTATGCCATTCCCTTGCTTGCATTGTGTTGGAATCAATTGGGCAGGTCAGTCTACCTCGTTTAAAGGCTTCCTGTCCCCACTCAAATTGAATCCGTAATGGTGCATCGTACTTACTTAGTCCGTTACGCCGCATCTTCTAATCCTTTCGATAGCTGTTGGAAAAACGTCTTAGCTTGGTGGTTGAAAATCTTAATGGCTTTTAGTTTATCAATCCTAAACCATTCACCCTTACGATCTTCTGAGAAGTGTGTAAATATCCTGTGCATCTCAACCTCTTTCTCGTGCCGATTGTCCGTACTTAGTCTGGCAATAATAGAGTAGTCACGGAAAGGCGAAGATGTCTGATACCCATTACATCTATCGTCAGCATTAACAGCTTTGCCCACCTTAACCCAATCAGGAAAAGCTGGATTGACAATAGCATATACTTCACCCTCAGTAGTACGTTCAATTTGCTCATGTGACCATGCATCGTCTAACGACTTGTATCTTCCGGGTTTCCACAAAGGATGTTTTTGTGGTATGTATTTACCATTGATATACATACGCCGTTTATTAGAATAGTTATTGTACTGTTGTGAACAGGACTTACATTGTGTACGTCCTTTTTCTTTCCATGAATCAGCCCAATTAGATTCTTTTAATGTGACACCACACGAATTACATGTGTACATTACTACTCTCCTGAGTCAGTTTCACTTTGGGTTTCGTTTACAGAAGCTATTAGCATCTTGCTGAAAGCATCCTGCGCTACAGTAAGTTGATCTAGGTCAAACCTAGCCTGTGCAATCTTGTTGTTCAATGAAGCAACATGATTAACCATAACTTTTTGGTTATCTTCTAGTTCTTCAAAGTTGTATTCCTTACCATCAATGGTAATCATTCGGCTCTCATCATTCATTTTCATTCTCCTTCTGTTTCTGTTTAAGTTTCTGCCATTCTTCATAGCTAGGATGGCTACGTGGGGGATTGAACTGTATCCAACCATCCCCACGCTTCCAAACTAACTTACCACTAAGCTGCTGCGATGTCAACTATTTCACACACCCCTGCAGTACAGGCTAACTCACGCCCACCTGAAGTTGTGTCCTCTTTTTCAAAGTCACTCAGCTTAGACCAGTCTACTTTCTTAGGCATCTTCTTCTTGAACTCAGCGTACTGTTCAGCATCAATGTCCTGATAAGGTGCTTGCTGATATGTGTGTTCGCTGAATGGCAGGAAGCTAATACCTGACACCTCATCGAAGTGTTTGTAAACCCAAGCACCCACATCCATCCACTCATTCTCTTTGACTGAGATGGTTACTGATGGTTTGTGTTCGCACCAATGACGCTGGTAGGTAAGCCACAGTTCAAGCTGCTCAATAGCAGTCATTTGAGTACGTGTTACCGCACCTTTAGGTGACTTCATTGGGAAGCTAAACACTGTAGTGCTGTCAGGCTTCATTACATCTGGCTCTGCTGGGATACCTTCAGCAATCAAGAACTGCGTCAGTGGGTCTTTGTTGTCGCCACGAACAGTACGAATGTAGTACGGATTGTGACGTGCATGAATACCACTGGCTGCATCAGTAAGCTGCGACACTGTACCGCTAGGCTTAACACACGTAACAGCAGTAGACTGTGGTATTTTAAGCTGCTTAGACATTGCCTCGTTAACAATGACTGCCTCTGCTCGTAGTATTTCTAGCGCAGTCTCTAGCTTACCACCAGTGGTAGATGTCAAAGTGTTATCCATGATACCTGTCAGCGACACACCAAGCAACCGTTCTTCCTCTGTATTCTTCTGCCAAATCTTACGCAGATACTTGAAGTTAGTTAGTGTTGCTTGGAATGTACCCAAGATGGTAGCTAGGCGCACCTTCTCTTTCAGTGTAGCAAGAGTATCTGACTCACGTACTACTACTTCTGACAAGTTACAGAACTGATATGGACGCAAGATAATTTCACTGCAAGGGTTGCAACCGAAATCATGTTCTGTCTCACGCCTACCATTCTTAGCTGCCTGCTTCTTAGCAGACTGTCGATTGAATATGCCACGCTCACCTGACTTACTATCATACAACGATAGCCACTCACGCATGAACGTACCCATCTCCGGCTTAGTCTTGTACGCTACAGAGTTATTAGCAAGCGCACGTTGACCTTCATTCTCCCACCACTGACCTGACTTGGCATGTGCCATCTGGTCATCGTTAAGATTAGACAATGAAATCAAGGCACTACGGCGTACACCACCGACAACTACAACCTCACCAATCTTACACATGATGTCGTGACATTCGATTGGATATAGCCTACGTCCAGCAGCACCCTTGAACTTTTGAATACAAAACTCAAATAGTTCAATGAGTGGCTGTGGACCTGATGCACGACCACCAAAAGTCTTTAGCCGTGCGCCAGCAGGACGTACTTCGCTGACATCGAACTTAGGTATCTGTCCAGTGTACAGCATAGCAATCAATTCCTTCAGTGACTTAGCCCAACCCGGACGTGAATCACCTACCTTGATTACTGTGTCTGTATCGTGGAACTCTTCGCTAACCATAGGTAGCTTCTCAATGCAGTGCCTCTCAACACTGAAGCCTACACCTGTGCCACACATAAGAATGTACATCGACTCATCGAAGGCACGAGGGCTATCTACAGGTACGTAGGAACAGTTGTATCCACCTACGTGGCAGCGGTCTAGTGCTGGCCCAGCAGTCATCAATGCTCTCATAGAAGGCATGATAGACTGGTTGAGTACAGCTTCTTCCAGTTCACCTCTTAGTGTATCTGGTAGCTTATAGCCATTGTTATTAAGCAGATGGTCAGCCATATAATCAAAGTATCTTGCGACAGTTTCACCCCATGTCTCCCTTCGCTGTTCGTCTTCTTTCCATCTTGCATAGCGTGAAAGTGCTATGAAGTTTTGATAGTCTGTTGGTAATGTATTACTAATCATCTCTTTACTCCGTTATTGTTCTAATGTTTCTGATGGTGGCACCTTCTACGTCATAGAAGTATTCTTGTATGCCGTCTTCTAACTCCTCACCTACTCGACCATCAGCGGGGATTGGATACTCTTCTTCGTCTACGTCAAGGGTAATGAACATCTTAACTCTTATCATTAGCCATTACCTCTTCAATCAACTTGTCCAGATACCACTGTGCTTTCTTCAAGTCTTCTAGTGGTTTGTCTTTGTAGTCAAAACGCCATAGGTATTTCATAATGTTGCCTTGTAGATAGTACTTGAACCCATCACCAGTAGCAGCAGAGATAGCGTGAATACACTCAATGCCTGTCTGATTATAATGAGGTGGACTGTTTACCATATCAACAGAATCTGCTGAAGGCCACATTTGTTTTACATCTGATTGTTTATTTGCTTGTGCCATCTTTAACTCCTCTTGTTCCCTCATTAACTTCATAAACTTTTCGTGTCTACTCATGCTGAACCACCTGTCTTTGTATTAAAGGATAGATGTACTACGTTACCATCGTATGTCTTTTCTACACCGACTTCTTCCTCTAGTTCTACATCAATATTCACCTCTGTGTCAATAACTTTTGTTACATATTCGTGTACAATATTGCGTAGTTCTTCTACTTCTTCCATGACAGGTACGGCAGCACACATCATCTTAGCGAAGTGCATAACCTGATAATAGTCTTCGTCATCCATAGGATTGTCTGGCATAGCCATGATAGATATGTCAACTTCACCTGACCACCTACCCTCGTCATTAGCAAATGGCCTAACACGGATAAGGAAATCTTCCTCATTTACTTCTTTAGCTAGTTTCTCCATCATACTCATAGTTATCTCCTTTTCACTTTTGTGCCGCCAAACTTAATAAACTTTGGGTGCTTGTTCTTGCCCTTCTCCTTCAACCAATCTTCAGGAATGATCCTGTCATAGTATCTAAAGCCATATTTAATACACCATTCACCGTATGTAGACTTAGCACCCTTACGTAATTTGCGTCTACTACTTTCAAACACAAAACGAATATCCAAATTAGGATGCTGCTTTTTAATAGCCAGATGCTTGCGTCTATCTGCTGCGGTGAACATACCCTTTGTTTCAATAATGATGCCGTTGGACAGCACGAAATCTGGTGTGTAGGTTCTGTACGCTAGGTCTTCCCACTCAATCTTTACTTGCTCATACAAGAAGTCTACTTTGAGTTCAGTTAGATAGTCAGATACCTTTAGTTCCAGACCGCTACGATATCCGTATTTCCGTGCTGCCCTAAATTGTTTTGCGTTAGGCAATAACTTCTCCAATATAGCTTACTACTGGCGGGTTCTTTGCCTGTGACTTTACAGATGGACGCTCAGTAAGACTATCCCAACAATCAAAACGGTAGTTACAAAATCTGCATCCATCATTAAGGACTTTATTACCTGTGGGCTTGCCACGAAAAGTTTCAGGCACTGGTTCAAAACATCTTTCAAATTTGTTCTCCTTTACTGTTTCAACCGTCTTTCTAATTCTCCCTACTTCTTCTTCAACATTAAGACCTTTGGCTGGTATGTATTTAAACTTACCATTGGCCTTGTTGACTACCCACCAGCCACCTACTTTCTTGCCAGATGCTTTGGCGTAACCAGCAAGCTGTGCTACGTATCCAAACCCATCACCACTTGCAAGGGTGTCATAGGATTCAAACTTGTTTCTGTATGACCAGTCTGAAGCTGATTTAATATCATCAACTGCACCATCAATGACAAGATCATAAGAACCAGAAACGCTGTCGTCACCAAGATCAAGAGTAACTTTGTCCGTGTCCTCATATTTAACTCCTGCTTCTTTGAGTATACCCTTGAACACAGCCTCGACAATATCACCGATCATCATGTTCATTACGAATGTTGTTGGGAAGGGTAACGCTACCTCTGGCTTATTCTTATCATACCAAAGTTGACAGGTTGGTCTACCTACATTTGACATACGTAGACCAAACTTATCACGCTTGTTACCCCCACCAAACTGGCGTTCTGCAGCAGCCATAACATCGTCACCAATCTGTTTGATTGTTTCAGGTGACATTGTTGAGTTGCCCTTTACAGCATCTTGAAGATACTGATGCAGTGCCAGTTCAGCAGGGTGATTCATTACGCTACCTCTTCTTCGATTTCGATGTCAACTAAATCATCAATGATTTCGTCATCACCGTCTTCTAGTTTTGAGTTAACCTTCTCTGCCCAAGAATTAACAATGTAAGAATTATAATTGTCAATCCAAGATACAAAATCACCAAACATCACTTGATCTTCTTGGTTAAGGTCAATGGTCTTTGTGACATCAAGTGATACCACAGGAACAAAGAAGCTGCTACCATTCGGCATTTTTCGTTCATTTGTGTTTGCCAAGAATGTATGCATAGGTGGAAGACGTTCCATCTTAGCAAGTTTAGTAAACACATCACCAACCAACTTAAATGCATCACGATTATCAATCTCCCATATAAATGGTGTAACATCAACCTCTACTGGTTCACCTTTTTCATTCACAGGATCAATCAGTTCAACAGTACCTAAGACAACACGTACTCGCTTAATCTGTTTAATTAAGTCTTGTAGTTTCTCAGGCAGTGCTTTGAAGTCCTGAATATATCCAGCAGGTTTACCACAGTTAAAGCCACCATCATTGTCCTTCAAATCAGATTCCATCTTAGCGTCATCTGTCATTAAAGATTTGATAAAACGATTAGGTGTTTTAGCATTACCCATAACAAAACGCTTGTACATAAAGCGTTGAATGAAGGCACGTACCTTCACTGATGAAGCATAATAGATTGGCCCATCCGGGATTTCCAACTTATATGTTCCACCTTCAATTACTTCTACGTTTACATTTTTACCGTTTACTTCAGCAGTACCCATTACTGGCGAATGGTTAATGCGTAGACGTGCGAGAGAACTAGATTTAGCTTTACTCCCACCTTCTTTCGCAATGCCCATCATCTTCGCCATAGCGGCATAATTATTTTGGTCTATCGTTGTAAGTTCTGTCATATGTATTACTCCTTTCTGTAGAGTGAATGAGGCATAGTTATATCACGCTATGTCCTTAGTGTCAAGCCAATTCGGTCCAATTTTTGCTTCTAAAAGCAACGGCACATTAAAGTTTACACCCCAACGTGCAGCGATAAGTTTAGGTAGTGCTTCATTAGTAGCGTCTATGATGCTGATTACTTTTGATTCTTCATCTGGATGAACATCAATGACTATACTATCATGCACTGTATTCACTATACACGATTGCAAACCCTTTAGCAAGTCATCAATGTGTAACAATGCAATCGGCACAATGTCTGCTGTAGCGAATGATTGCACAGGGTAGTTCTTAATCTGTGTAAAGTGTGATACACGTCCAGTAGATTTACGTACCACATCCGGGAACGCAAACTCACGACCACT